AAGCGGCCCATCATCCGGCCGCCGTGACGTTCGGCGACCCGGGCGAACTCGGCCGCGACATCGGTGGCGACCTGCGCGGGGATCTGGGAGATCACAGTGGAAAGGCCGAGGACGCTCACATCACGGAGCGGCCCCTGCAACCCATGCCGACCCGTCCCAGTAGGCCCGGCCGCCGGTGGTGGCGTCGACGGTTTGCACGTACTGGCCGCCCGACCAGGCCGTCGACGGTGAGGCGGTCACCGGGTTGGGGGTGCCGGCGATCAGATCGGCGACATCGTCGGGCGGCCGCGTCCCGGCCGGGGTCCACACCCCGGGCAAACCCGCCGTCGCCCCCGACGCCGGGGTGCCCGGCGCCGGACCCGGCTGCCACGCCGCCCCATCCCAGTAGAACATGAACGGGCCGACGTTGATCCCCTGCATCCACGTCCACACCGTCTGGGGGGCGGCGATGAAGCCGAGCCCGGCGAGCAGGGCGGCGTTGGTCGAGTCTTGGGCGGTGATCGCCGGGTCGGCGGGGAACACGTCGCCCGGTGACGCCGAGGACCGGTCCGGCTGTTGCAGCTCGGCCGACGGGGGGACTGCTTCGGAGGCGGTGGCGTCGCCAAACAGGATCTGCGGTTTGCCGTCCACCGGCAACGACAGCGTGAAATTCAGCGGCCGGGTGCGGGCGGCACCGCCGATCGTGCCGGCCTGGACGGTCACCTTGCCGATCGCCTTGGGCGGGTTCTCGTTGTCGAACCCCAAGAAGAAGTACGCCTTTTCGGTGTCGTGTTCGAACAGGTAGCGGGAGATGCCGGCCACCACGTTCGGATCCTGCAGGCCGGTGATGTCCAGCGTGTAGCTGGTGATCCCGGCGACGGTGGCGGTCTCCTCGGCCTCGCAGAACGTGGCGTCGATCGTCTGGGTGGTCGTGTTCGGCGACGCGTTCAACGCCCCCGAGTTGACCTGACAGGAGAAATCGCCGCCGCCGGCCACGCTGTAGTCGGCGAGGGTGACCTCGTCGACGGTCTTGCCGCCCGGCGCCAGCCAGGCGGTGTTGTCGGCCGAGCCGACCACGGCGAAGGCGAGCTTGCCGGCGACGATCTCGAAAACGACTTTGGCAGCCATCAGGCGACCTCCTCGATCAGGTGCTCGGTGCCGCAGAAGGTGAGCGCGGCGATCGGCATGTCGACATCGACGACCGTGGCGCGCAGGTTGGGCCCGCCGACGTCGACCGGTTGGGGTTGGAACCCGACCGGTTCGCCGACTGTGCGGGCGGCGTCCCACACCCGGGCGACGAGCTCGTCCAGCCCGGCCACCTGGGCCCGGTCCGATCCGTCGTAGACCACGGCGACAGGCAGGGTGACATAGTCGACGGTGGTCAGCCCGGTGGTGCCGACCTGACGGGTCGACCCGCGGGGCTGCTCGACCCACACGCACGGGGCGACGAAATCCTGCGGCGGGTACGGCTGGGAGCGGCCGGCGGTGAACTGGATCGGATCGCCGCCGAGCACCGGCACCGGGTCGTCGAACACGTGCGCCAGCGCGTCGTACAGGACGGCCCGGGCGTCAGACAGAACACTCACGAGATCCCCCACCTGGCCTTCTGACCGAGGATGGTCATGATCACCCCGGCCAACGGATCAGACGACACCCGGAACGCGACCGCGTCCTGGGACCAGGCGTCGACCACACCCCACGGCGGATGCCGGTAGATCTCAATGGTCACCTGCACCGCCGCGGTGACCATGTCCGGCGTGGGGGTGGCGGGTTCGACCCAGTCGACGTACTCGTCGACCTTGATCACCGCGGTGTCGGCCGCCTCCCGCACCCGGGAGGCGTCGACGTCGCCCTGGCCGAGGCGCAGGATCGCGAGCGCCTTGTCGGCGATCGCCTGAACGTCCCACAGGTTCGTCGCCGGCGGCGGCGGCCACTCCCCGTCGGGTGGCGAGGGTTCGACCGTGGCGACGTCGAACGCGGGGGCGTAGGCGGCCGAGAAGCTCACAGCACCACCACCACCGACACGGTCACGGTGGCGTTGTTCGCCGGTTGGGCACCGGTGATCGACAGGACCGAGATCGGCACCTCGCGGTAGGTGCCCATGTCGACGGACGGTCCGGTGACGTCGGCGACCAGCTGGAGCCCGGATGCGCCGGTGATCCACACCCGCGACGCCACCGCGGCGTCGATCCCCCCGAAACCGGGCGCGGTGCCGTCGTCGGCGGTTTCGGAGATGACCACTTTGGTGGCGAAGGTCTGCCATGGCTGGTCCATCGTCACGTGACCGGCGGCGGGCGGCGACGACGTGGCCCACCGGTACACGTACGCGGTCGAGGAGCTGGCCGCCATGTGGTACAGGTCGGTGACGATCGCCCGCAGGTCCGCGGCCGAGATGTCGCCGGCCGTGTTGTCGGGCAGCAGGGCAAGCATCTCGTCCAACGTCACGACGCCCCCTGGGCGGCGAGCCAGTCGAGCAGCGTCGACCGGGCCTTACCCGTCTGTTCGGCCGCGTAGATCGCGTCGAGCTCGTCGGGGTGCTCGTTCACGTAGGCCTGGACCTCTGCGATCGTGTGCTCACCGGGATCGAACTCGCCCTGTCCGGCCAGAACGCTGGGCGCGCTAGTCGCCTGGCCGCCTAAGGGGTCACCACCGGCGGAGTGATCTTGCACATCCCCTCCGGTTCGACGGCGTTGAACGCGACGTAGCCGCCGTAGGCGACCTGGACGCCGAACAGCGCCGGCTCGACCGCCGAGAGCACCCCGACGACCTCCTCGTAGGCCTCGTAGGCGGAGTCGACGCCGATGACGCAGGTGCCGTCAGGCCACGACGGCACAACGAAACGAGGCAGCGCGAACACGTTGCCGGCGAAGCTCGACGCCCCCTGTGTCGACAGCAGCTCGCCGACCTGGGCGCCGGCCTGGATCACCGCGACGTCGATGATCGGCCCCGCCTGGGCCCACACGTCCAGGCTCATCCAGATCCGGTTCGGCAGCCGCTTCGGGGTGGTCGCCGCGTAGACGAGCGCGGCGCCCTCGTACAGCGCCGCCGCCCACGCCTCGAGCGTGTTGGCGGTCACCGCGACCGGGCCACCACTTGCCTTGGCGGCGGCGTCGGCGGCGACCTCTTCCTCGACCTCCTCGCCGTACACCGCGGCGAGGTCGCGCAGCAGGATGTCCCACGCCGACGGGACGGTCCAGTCGATGTCCTGACGGCTGATGTCGACGACGCCGCCCTTGGTGACCTTGGTGAACGGGACCCCGCCGATGATCATCTTGCGTGACGGCAGTTCGGTCTTCTCCGCCGTCTGCAACCCGACCAGGGTGTGCTGGGTGATCTTGGGTCGGGAGAACGTCTTGCCCGGGATCCCACCCATCGAGCGGGCCCCGCCGATCGAGGTGAGGAACGGCTGCACGAGCGCCTTCTGGCCGAGCACGTCGCCGATGATCGGCTCGGGCAGCAGACCCGGGGTGTCGGCGGTGGTCTGGTTCTCTATCGCCCGCTGGAGCCACGGCCCCATCCGTTCGATCGCCAGCGGGTCCGGCGGTGCTTCGCGGCCGTCGTAGCTGCGCATGCCGCCGCGGGCGCGCAGGTAGTCGACGATGAACGCGCCAGCGCTGCGATGCAGCACCGGCGGCGTCCCCCCGGGCGGGCGTTGACCGTTGCCGTCGCCATCGATGACGTCGACGGTGACTCGGGTGGCGCGGTTCAGGATCGCATGGACGTCGCGGCTGGCGTTCGTCTGCTCTTCCCACTCGACGAGCTCGACGATCTGAGGTTCGAGCTCTTCGCGGCGTGCCTTCTGGCGGGCGATGAGAGCACGCTCGGCGTCGGACGGGTCTCGCTCGTCGGCCTCGATCGCGGCGAGCATCTCCTTGACCTGCGCCTCGATCTGGTCGCGCTCGGTGACCATCCGCTCCAGCACCTTGTTGCCCATCAGCCACACCTCGCTCGTGCATCGGATTGCTCACGGCGCCGGGGTGTCGGCCTTGCCGGGGTGTCCGCCATCGCGGAGGTGTCGGCCGTGCCGGGGTGTCGGCTTCTAGTCGCCGGACTGTACCACCGCGCCGATGCCGAGGGCGCGGAGCCTGTCGTCGAGGTCGGCGTCGCGTTCTGGCCACAGCGCCGCCAGCTCTGGTGGCTGCGTCGACATTGGCGCCGCCCGCAACGCCTCGAGCACGGCACCGGCGTAGGCCGGGTCCCGGCACAGTGCGACCCGATCGAGATGACAGGCCGTGCGAACGACCACGCCGTTCTCGCGGCGACCGGGGCCGAGCACGAGCGCCCGGACCGACATCCCGGTGAGAACGCCGGCGTCGATCAGCTCTTGTGCCTGCTGACCAGGCGCACCAATGCGGCGGAACGCGCCGTGCAGCCCGCTGTCGCGCTCAGTGAGCGTGATGCCGTGCCCCACCACGTCCAGGATCCCCTCGTGATGCTCGAAGTCGAGGTACACCTTGTGCGGTGCCTTCGTGACTCGGCGGAACGCGCCACGAGCGAACATCTCCTTATACGGCCCGTCGCCGTCGTCGACGGTGGCCACCTCCCCGTACGGCACGCAGCAGCCTCTGATGACGTCGTCCTCGGCGGTGAGCTCGGCGGAGAAGGACCGCACGATGATCTGACGGGATTCGTTCATGATGTGGACCTCGCTACTGGAGCACTCCTGTCGTCAGGGTCTGTGACGGGGCGGCGACCCCGATCCGGGTCGCCTCACGGATCTCGGCGATCGTCATCGCCCGGTTGCCGTCCTCGTCGACGAGCCCGAACAGCGTCGCGTAGGCCGGGGCGATCTCGGGCAACGCCGGCAAGATGTACTCGTCGCGGTTCAGCTCGATCGTCGTGCCCCGCGGCAGCGCCCACTGCGACAGGCCCTCCATCAGTGGCACGACGAACGTCTTCAGCCCGGCCTGCCAGTGCTGATCGCGGGCCATCACCGTGGTGTTGTAGGTGAGCGACTCCTGACCTGAGGGCAGCGCCGCCAGCGGTGGCGGCACCCCGAGCAGGAACGCGATGCGGGCCTCGGTCCAGCCGGCCAGGTCGACGTAGGCCATCTTCTCGGGGTCGAGGGTCAACGTCTTGAGGTCGAGCCCACCGGACAGCACCGCGGTCAGCCCCATCGCCGACATCCGGGCATCGACCCACTGGTAGACGAGATGGGCCGCCTGCGCCGCGGTGAGTCGTTGTGGGTGGGTGAGCACCGAGTGCGGCACCCCGCCAGACGTCGCCAGGTCGGTCGCGTAGCGCAGCAGGGCGTTGGCCGCGACGACCCTGTTCCGGCCCACCTCGAGCGGACCGTGACCACGGGCCTCATCGGTGCGGATCTGGTAGGGGATGTGCAGGATCGTCCCGGTCACGTCGATGTTGCCGATCCGATGGCGCGGCAACCCGTCGAGATCCAAGTCGCTGTGCACCAGCCACGGCGGCACGACATGGAACCGTCGCGGCCACCCCGACTCGTACCAGTCGGTGGCCATCACGAACGCCTCACCCAGCTGGTAGTCCCACACCAGCTGCTTGACGAACTGCGCCCACGACGAGTACAGCAACGGGTCCGGGTTGTTCAACCAGTCCCGCGGCAGGCTCGGCGCGGCGTTGACCAGATAGGGCGGCATCGTCGCGATCACCCGGGCGTTCAGGTCGAGACAACCCCAGGCGGTGTCGGTGAGCGTCTCGACCCGACCCCACCAGCCCGACGGCCAGCCGACGCTGGCGTTCGACCACATCGGCGTCCCCCAGTCCGGCGGCCACCCGGCCCACCGCTGCGGCACGATCGGCGACGGCCCTGAAGGCTCAACCGTTGATGTCGTCTCGACCACTGCCGCGACGGTGGGCTCGGACTCGGACTCGGACTCATCGCGGGGGAACGCCGCCCGGTGGACCAGGGCCAAACCGGACGCGGTGCGCGACTCCATCCCGACGGTCAACCCTAAATGATTGCATCAGCAATCACCAGGGATGGTGTCAGCGGCGGACGAGCCCGGCGAGGTAGGCGAGGGCGATGATCCCGACCTCGACGACGAGCACCCAGGCCTGGGTCTCGGTCATCGCCGTCGACCTTGTCGGAGCCCTGGACGGTGCACCGTGCCGTAGCGCCGCGACGTCGACCGCACCGCCGGCGCCCGCCGCCGCGACACCTGCGCCATCGTCCGATAGCTACCCCTAGTGCGGGCGTTGGTTGAACGGGCAAGGGCGTTGCGATGCAGATTCAGGCGCTGCCGCTCCGAGATCCCCGCCCGCCGCGCCTGGGCCCGGGTCGGCATCGGATAGCGGCGGCCGCGAAGCGCGAACGCCGAGTCAGGCAGCCGGTTCCGCTGGGCCGCGGTCAACGCCATGCGACCATCATCGCGCCGCCACCGAGTGGATGGCAGGGGCCGCCATCGACTCCGCCGCCACACGCACCGCCCCCACCGCGGCCCGCACCAGATCGCCCCGCACCCCCGCAACGAGCGACAGCCCGCCCGCGCCCGCCGGCACCACCCGGGCCTCGAGCACCTGGGCAGTGAGATCCGCCGAGCCGTCCTGGACCAATTCGCCGTCGGTGAGCAGCCGGCGCACGAGTGGCAACCCGACCCGGATCTGGGCCGCCCCGAACGACTCGGCCGCCGCCGGCATCTCGGCGAGCTCCGCCGCCTCGGCCAACGTCGAACCGACCAGCAGCCGGGACCCCGGCCGGGCCTGCAGCCAATGCCCCGCCCACCCGAACGCCCCGGCGCGGTCCCAGAACATCCACCCCCCCACCACCAGCCGCCCGTCCACCGTCACCCCGCACGCCGCCGCCGCCGCCCCCCGCCCGAAGTAATCCTCCACCGCCACCACCACCGGACCGTCGGTGTCCACGTCGACCTCGGCGCCATGCCACTCATCCGCCGACACCCACTCCTCCCCGCGCCCCACCCGCACCCGCTTGACCGGCCAGATGTTCAACCACTGGGTACGGAAACTCTCCCGCGGATCCGGCTCGTCAGCGTCCTCGGACTCGCCCGCCAACACCCGCGCGAGCCGCTGCGCGATCAGCCGCTCCCGGCGCGGCGTCCACTGCGGCGACGCCCGCCGCCACTCCTTGCGGTCGTCGAGGGCGGCATCACGGCGCGCCGACCACTCCACCAGCAGCGTCCCCCCATACGATTCAGGGGCATCTAGCTGGGCTAACGCCGACGCCCGGCGGCCGATCATCAACGCAGTCGCCAACCGGTGCGCCGTAGAGGTCAGCACCAGCTGCGTCTGGGTCCGCTCAACCTGGGTCGGCTCGACCCCATCGTCGATCACCACCGCCGGAATCTTCCACGCCTCGTCCACCGTCGCCATCGACGACGACAACCCGTACACCCCCTCACGCGAACGGATCATCCACACCGACCCGTCGGCGAGGAACTGGATCTCCTCCTGCCCGTTGACGTTCCGCACGTCGTACACCTCGGGCAGCCGCTTCGCCCGGGCCATCGCCGGCGCCAACATCTTGCGCACCACCGCTAGGTCCTTCGCGATCGACAGCAGCTCCTGGGGACCACCGAACCGGTCCCCCTGCTCCAACCGCCACCCGCACAGATCCGCCAGCAGCCACGTCTTGCCCACCTGGCGGCCCACCGTCAACAGCGACGTCTCCCACACCAGCTCACCCACCTCGTCCACCTCGAGCAGCCGGGTCGCGTACAGCCGCTGCCACCACCGCCACTTACGGCCCCGCCGCCGTCGCACCCAGCGCGCCACCTCCGCGCCGAGACTGTCCACCGCCCGCGGATGAGGCACCGTCATCAACCGCGGCCACGTCGCATCCGCCGGCACCCGCCGCAGACCCGACAGCCAGGGCCTATCCCACACCGGATCCCGCGGCCCGAACCCCGCCGGCTCGACCACCTCCTCGAGCTCCACCCGCGAAACCCCTGGTACTGGGCCTCCCAGCAGACCCGCCTGCAACCGCTCACACTCGTAGCAGCTCGGAACCAGCACACAGCACCCGCTGCCGGGCACGTGCCGGTGCAGGCTCAGCGGCGGCTGATGATCAGCCCTCGTCGCCGGCCGCTCCCGGCAATGCACACACAGCCCGCCCCGCGACAGCAACGCCGCCCGACCCCGGTCATAGCCCGTGCCGTAGCCAGGACGCCTCGGCAACTATCCCCCGATCGAGGCGGATCGGATCATGCACCCCGACCATGCATGACCATGCAGGCCGATCGCGGCGGATCGGCGCCGATCAGGGGGGAAACGTCGGGA